TTAGCCTCTCCGGATCGTACTTGTGTTCGCTCATCGCAGAGCCTCGCGAATCACGGCAAGTCGCGGTCGCAGAAACCCAACCTGCAGGGTCACGGTAGCATCATCCGGCAGGGACAGGTTTGCGACGTGCTCCAGCTCGGCCAGGGCCTGCAGTGCGGCAATGCTCGGTTGGGCAGCCGGTACCTGTTCGCAGCCGTGCGCCGCGTGGATATTCACGACGCCGCCAGCTTCAACAATGATTCTCGCTTCTGATGCCATGTCCTCACCTGTAGAGTTGTCGGCTCGCCCGGCTGCCGTACTTGGGTAGACAGCCGTGGCAGTAATACGAGCCGTCCGCGACCTGCCGCGTGCCGATGCCGTGGCAGCTCGCGCATCTGTGCTGGCGCACCCGTCGCGCTGTCGTGCGGGGCTCCGTCGTGCCGCTGCGGTGACTCAAGCGACCACGTCGCTCCTGGTGCGGGCACCCTGGGACTACGCAGTACCCCGGCGCAAAAGCATGTTCGCAGCGTGGCGTCCTGTTCATGCTCGCCCGTCATCCTCGGGGCTCGGCGGCTCCTCGTCTTCGGGCGGGTCCGTGAACGAGTCCACAGCATCGGGCTTGTGCTTCTCCTCCAGCTTCGCGAGCTGGCGGTCGCAGCGCGCCCATATCTTCGAGATGGCCTTGAACTCGGGACCCGAGAGGATGCGCCGCGTCGGGCCAGCCTCCTGCATGTCCCGCGTGAGCTGCGATGGCTTGCCGCGGCTGCCGAGCTCGGCGCGGGCACGGACCACGTCATCGTAGCTCTTGGCGTACGTGATGGTTTTCTCGATGTCAGCGAGGCGCTTCTCCAGCGAGCCGAACGAAAGCGGACCGTCAACGCCTGGTGGTCCTCCGTGGAATTCCGGCTCCTCGTCGCCCATTATCTCCTCAGCAACCGAGGGGGCGCCGGCGCGCGTCGGTCGGCTCGCTTGGGGAGCGTGCTCCTCGCCAGCGCTCGGCAGGTCCTCCAGGTCCTGGGTGAAGATGTCTGATGCCGCGGTCACATTGAGCACGGCGGCGATAAGGGCTCGCTTGGTGCCCATCTTCAGCACGGTGTTGTACGTGTCCGGCACATCGGGGTTTGCGACCCGTCCGACCGATTGCCCTTCGATGCTCTGGTCCCCGTCTCGGAACGTAGCGCCGCAGCCATCAATCTTGCGCCAGCAGTACCAGCCGCTGTCCTTGCTCTTGCGGATGGTCTCTTTGTCGCACTTGGGGCACTTCCGATCGCCCTTGCGGTAGGCGTACTTGCTCTCTCGGGTGGAGCAGCTGCCGAGCCCTGAGCCGCGCCGTTGTCCCGTCGGGGAGTGGAACAGGACGCAGCGGACCATGATGGTCAGGTGGTCGCCGTCCCGCGTCTGCTCCATGACCTCGTACTCGGGGTCGAGCCGGAACAGCAGGCACAGCTTCTCTGCGCCAGGCTTGAGCAGGGTCGGCTTCGACTTCGTGCCCGGGATGACGCCGTAGTGCTCGCCGTCCTTCATCAGGGCTTGCATCACCTCTTGGACCTTGCGGACTTGCGCAATCAAGTCCTCCACGGTGAGCTCGCCCTCAGCGGCGGGCCGCGCCAACGTGGTGACGTTACTTGGTGTCGTTGCTAGGGCTTGGGCTTGGGTCATCGGTAATCTCGACGGTTCGGAAGCGCCGCGACTCGCGGCAGATTCGGCTGAGCTGGGCATGCACGGCATGCAGCTCGGACTCGGACGGCAGCCTCAGCGCAGGGTCCAGGTGCACCCGCGTAGCCACGCGACCGGTTAGGGAGGCCTCGAGTTGGGCAGTGAGGTCAGACATTCGGATGCTCCGGGAGCTCGAACCAGAAAAGGACTGCCTCCGGTTCCCATTGAAGAAACTCGTGGTCGTTGTTCTCATCGAAGCTGATCGAGGTCACGTCCAGCCACGTCTCGCGGCCGTCGCGGGTTGCTCGGAAACCGAAGCACTTGACGAGGTCCTGGCGCTTCCCGCGACCGCTGCAGTCGGCAAGGAACGGAACCATCGCGTTGTCTGATCCCGGGGTGGACTCGATATAGAGTTTCGGCAGTCGCTCGGAACACCTGATCCAGTCGCCCATCATCGCCTCCCAAAGATTCGTTGCAGCAGACTCGGTGTTTGCGCCGGCACATGGCCACGGCGGCAGGGTTCGCAGCAGTTGCAGCCGCACTTGCTGGCGCGAGCACGTGGCCCGGTGTCGTCCTCCACCATCTCGCCTGCAGCCTTGCCGAGCATAAAAGCCTCGTGCAGGCCGAACGTCAGCGAGTGGTCACCGTTTCGGATTGCGGCCTCAATCTGGTCTAGCCGCGTGTGTTGGCGCCCGTTCATTCGGCATCCTCTGGGAGTCCGCCTTCGCTAAGAAAATCGCGGAACTGGGGCAGGGTGCGTTCAGCGTCGAATAGCCATTCTTCCTCATCCGGGTTCAGGTCCAGATGCTTTGCGGCTCTGCCTGGCACGTCGAAGGTTTGAGCTTCGTCGTTTTCGCGCCGCACGGAGGCGAATGCCCGCTCTTCAGCGGTCCCGAACAGCCACAGCGTGTGCCCAGCGAGGCAGCATGTAGTGCCGCACCAGAATTCTTGGTCCCATTGACTCGGGTTGGCCTCAATGCGCTCCAATACCGCGGCGAATCGCTTCTTGTTCATGACTCGATGTCACCTTCCGGCAGCGCCGCCGCGTACATCTCCAACGACTGAGCAGGCTTCCCCAGGGCGAATTGGATTAGCGCCTGGCGGTGCCGCGGATACGACACCTCGCGCGCCCAGAAGCCGTATCTCCGGTCGACGATGCCCCGCCATGCTGACAGGGCCTGATGCAGCAGCGTTGCCGCGACTGCTCGGTCCTCGCGCGGCCGCACCAGCGTCGGCTCATCGAACAGGTCCGCCGGCAGCGGGATGCCTTGTAGGGTGTTCATTCGAACACCATCCCGCGGTCGTAGGAGACAACGCGCCAGCGGACACTCGGATCCTCGAGCCACCGCTCACGAGCACACTCGCGAGCATGCTCGATGTCCTGGAAAGTCAGGACTCCCCTGGCACCCGACCACTTGCTCCAGTTCCAGCCACCCGTCGGATCCGGACTGGTGTATTCGACGACAAACAGCTTGTTCATCGCGGCACCTGAGTCGGCAGGTTGTCTTCAAACCCGTAGTCGGCCAGGTCGTTGATGGCCCGGGTGATCTCGCACAGCGCAGTCGACGCACCGTGGTACCAGCGGCCACGCGGATACCGCTGCGTCAGATGCAGCAGCAGGGACTCGGACTCTTCCAAGTCGGCACGCAGTTGCGTCTGCTTGTCGCGAGGCTTGCGCAGGCACGCAGTCAGTGGCGGACCCATGCATCCGTCCTCGAAGCAGAGCCCTGGCGCCGGGTGGTCCGTCTCCCGTAGGCACGAGCACTCCGAGTAGCTTGGCCCCTCGTCGCCACCCCACCAGACGAGCTCGCCGGTGTTGTTGCAGGTCTCGCAGGTCGGGCGCCTGCCGAACACCGCAGTGCACGGCGCCGACACAAACAGCTGGAACGGCAGCGGCGTCAGCGTGGTTTCGGTCGGAGCCTCGTCGGTCCGGAACGAGTCCAGCTCGCAGAGGCCACCGGGGAACGCGAGAGCGGCGGTCATCGGGCGCACGCTCCGTCGGTGGCCAAGAACTGGCGGAAGTCATCGACACTCCGCATGCCGCCGAACAGCCAATAGGCCTCGCTGTCCGAGAGCTCCAGAGCCTTCGTCGCAAGCGACTGAACTATTGCCTGAACTTTGAAGTAATCCGCGTTGTCCTCGACATCGAACGAGTACTCGGTTTCGAACACGCGAGCGCCGAGCCCGAACATCGCTGCTGTGTGACCGGCAAAGCAGCAGGATGACCCGCACCACTCGGACTGATCCCACTGTTCTGGGTTGGCCTCGATGTGAGCCAGGACGGCGGCAAACCTCTCGCGGTTCACGACGCCCTCGCTTGGCCAAGCCACCGCTCGAGCCCCGACAACGCGCCCTCCAGAGAACGCGTCGTGTCTGCCAGCCCGGGCCGCTCCTCAGCTGGCGTTCCCGTCGTCTCTATGGTCTCCGGACGTGCTGACTCGTCCGTCTCGTGATGCACGATCACGAGCAGTGTTGTTGTGCGGCGCAAGGCGACTCCTTTCGGCTGCTCTCAGTGAGCAGCTCTGACCTTAGGTATCTAAGGCCTCTTAGGAATCTAAGCAACTAGAAAGCGACAGGGCCGTCCACTTTTCTAAGGGCGGACCTGTCTGCCTTAACTCGAGACAAGGCTCGCCCGTTTCGGTTGTGTGACCAAAGACTACAAAACCGTCACACACGGGTGTTTCACTGCCCGGTTTTCGCCATGCGCGGCGTACAACGCAAAGTCAAATGCTGGGCGTTGTTGAGGGCAACGAGCTGCGGCTGTACCGCAGACTCGCGGGGCAGCTCGTCTACTGGCGGACCGTGACCGGGGGTGCTGCCGAGCTCGCTAGAGCGCTCGAGACGGCGCGGGAGCTGACGGAGCTAGCCTCAGAGCTGGGAGGCTGGGCGAATGCGCTCGGCCTCGGCCTCTATCCGACGAAACCAGTACATGCGTCCCGGGTCCCGCCCCGGATCCTCCCTGAGGACGAGCTGGATGGCGGCCTCGGGTAGCTGCAGGTTTCGGGCTGCCTGGATGGCCCAAGCCCGCTCTACATACACGTCCACCAGGGGCGGCTCGTCGCCCTCCTCCCCAAGTAGCATCCCCACCGGGACAGCCAGGAGCGTTGCGATCTGCCGCGCCGTCTTACCCCTCACGGATGAGGCGGGGTCGCGGTCCGTGCGCTGCCGCAGCTCGCCGATGTAGCCGTTGCTGAGGCCGGCCTGCTCGAGGAAGTCCGTACGCGAATTGAAGCGCCCGGCCCTGACGGCCTCGTCAATCAGGCGCAGCATTCGGTCGAGTACGGATTCCTGCGACATCTGAGAGGAGATTCCAGCGCTGGACAAGAAAAAGAGCAACGGCTCGCCTGTTTAGCTATTGCTTAGGTATCTAAGATGGCTTAGGTATCTAAGGGTGAGTGCTCTGCTAAGACTTGAACAGGCGATCGTGGCCCGCGGCAAGACGAAGTCCGCAGTCGCGAAAAGCGTTGGGCTTTCGAGCGGCTACATGACGTGGCTTTTCTCGAACCCGACTCATGAGCCCCGCCGGGCGACCCTAGAGCTGTTCGCCGAGGAGCTGAAGGTGCCGAAGGTTTGGCTCCTCCTAGGAGAGGGGGAGCTGCCGGACTTCCTCCAAGAGGAGCCAGCTCCGAAGCGCCGGAAGGTCGCACGCTGATGGAAGCGCCGCGGTTGTTTGGGCGGCCTGCGCGCTGGAGCGCGCGTCTACGCTGCTGGCGTTGGCGGATGGATCCGCTGACAGCCTGCGCGTACCAAAGCCCCACCGGACAGTGGTGGATTAGCGGGGCAATCAACTCGTTCCACGTTGCGAGCCGGGCGCATGCGGACATCGCGCGGGCAACGAAGGAGCTTGAAACGCACCTGGTGTCGCTCAACCGGCGACTGTCACGGCTTATCGGAAAGGCTTCGAAGGATGGCTGACTCACAGGTCGTACTTGTTGGCTGTTGGAGTCGACTGCTGTTCGCGGTGCCGGCAGTGCACGATCAGCTCGTAGCGTTGTCGCGCCGTATCCAGCCCAGCACGGTCCTGCACATCGAAGCCGTTTCGGCAGATGCGCGCGGCGGCGCGGTAGCACTCGGCGAGCTCGCCTCTGCACTGGATGGAGAATGTCCGCGGCCCGATGCGCTCCGAGTAACCCCCGTGGCATCCGAGCAGAATCGCCGCGGCAAGAAAGAGCAATCGCATCAGCTCCCATGCTCGCAACGCGACGCGTCCGCCGCAACTGAACGGGGTATCACCCCTTTTTTAACCTATAGCGTGGCATTCCGCTGCGCGTGGTTGAATGTCGCACATCAGGGTGCGGCGTAAATGGCTCTCGCCCTCTCACTCGAGATTGAGCCGAGTCCGCGCCTCGCGAGTGTGGATGCGCTGATTCTGGCCTTCGCGTGGCGTCCGCGTCTGCGCGCGCACTGCTGCGATGTTCCGCGGCCGTGCAGATGGATCTCCTGCAAGCACAACACGTTTTTGGATATCAACGTCGACACCGGCGAGCTGATATTCAATCACCCGGGGCTCGAGCCTGACGAGGTTCCAGCGGAGTCCAGCTGCGTGCTGGATATCGTGGCTGCGCATCCCGAGGGCATGACCTGGCCAGAGGTCGGCGCTGTGCTCGGCGTGACGCAGCAGCGCGTGCACCAACTAGCGGTTCGTTCGCTAGGCAAGCTGCATCTGGTGGTGACCCCGTGAGCGCGCTCACGCCCAAGCTCGTCGCCGAGCAGCTGCAGTGTTCTGTCCGCCAGGCGTGCCGCGTGATGCGTGCGGCCGGCGGCTTCTACGTTGGCAAGTCCCGATCTGAAAACCTGAGAGTTACCGAGGAGCAATTACGCACATGGCAAGAGGGCTCAAACCAGGCTTCTACCGTCGGGGCAAAGTCATCTGGACGCGGGACCCTGTCTCTGGCGAGCGCACATCGACGCGCTGCACAGACCCCAAAGCCGCCGAGCTCTGGAAAGCCGAGCGTGAGCGACTTGCAGCCAATCCCAATTACGCAGCCTCGACCAAAGCGACGGTCGGCCGCTGGGTGCTGAAGACCATGGAGCACAAGGCGGGTTCACGGGCTGGAGGCACCTTGCACATGTACAAGGTCAAGCTGGGCCACGTCGTTCGCCTGTTCGGCGCTGAGGCCCCGCTCTCCACCATCACGCCGGGAGCCGTGGACGAGTACGTGCGTTCGCGCTCCAAGGAAGGCGCTTCGAACAGCACCATCAAGCGCGAGTTCACCTGCCTGGTGCAGATGCTCAAGCTCGCCAAGCGGGCGGGGGAGTTCGCGGGCGACCTCTCCCAGCTGCTCCCGGTCGGCTTCTCCGCCAAGTACGAGCCCACCAAACGGATCCTCCGACGCGAGGACTTGGCGGCTCTGCTTGCCGCGCTCCGGAACGACACTGAGCGCGCCTGGCTGTGCCTGGCCCTCTCCACCGGCGCCGACGTCGGGGACATCGAGCGGGCGCTCCCCGAGGACTACGACCCGGTGCACAAGGTGTTCCGCGTGCGCGGGACCAAGACGGTGGTCCGAGACGCAGGCGTGCCCATCCTCCCGCTGTTCGAGGACCTGTTCGCCTTCGCGCTGCCCCGGCTGCCCATCAGCTGGCCCCGTGCCTCCAAGGGCATCGGCGAGGCCTGCAAGCGCGCCAAGCTCCCGCACCTTTCCCCCAAAGACATCCGCCGCACCGCGGCCAGCTGGCTCATTGCCGCTGGCGTGGACCAATCACTGGTCAGCCGATTCATGCGCCACAGGAACGACACCATGGTCCGGATGGTATACGGGCAGCTTCAGCCCCAAGAATTGGGTCGACTTATCCAGGCCCAGTCCGGTACAGAAAAAGCACAGTTTTCAGAAAACACCCGTGGCCCCTTGGCGGAATTGGCAGACGCAGGGGACTTAAAAGGCCATTCTGCAGACTCGATATCTGCGAATCTCCGACGAATCGCACGACTGAAGAGGCCTAAACAGGCCTCACCCGGCACGGTAGTCAGTACAGAAACGGCACACTCGCCAGCAGCGTACGCGCTGGCGTTTGCCGCGGAAAGACTGCTCTCCGTTGCCGGGGGTTCCCGTGTCTGAGCAGACGACGATTCCGTGCCCGCACTGCTACGACGGGGGTGCCTGTCTGCCAGGCGGTTGTGGCGTCCCTGGGTGCCAGCGCTGCGGCAAGCTTTGCCCGACGTGTCTAGGTTCCTGCGAGATTCCTGCTCCTGAGCCTGAGCCCGACCTCTCCCTGAGCGACGCGAACGGGGGAGCTCATGGGTGAGGGGCTGACCATTGGCTCGCTGTTCAGCGGGATCGGGGGCCTAGAGCTTGGCCTGGAGTGGGCTGGGCTCGGCCCCACGCTCTGGCAGGTCGAGCGCGAGCCCTTCTGTCGCGCAGTGCTTGCTCACCATTGGCCGAATGCAGAGAGGTTCGATGACGTCCGCAGTGTTGGAAAAGCAAGTCTCGCTCCCGTGGACATCATCTGTGGCGGGTTCCCTTGTCAGGATGTGTCCAGCGCGGGAAAGGGCGCAGGCCTTGCTGGAGAGCGCTCGGGTTTGTGGCGTGAGTTCGCTCGCATTCTTGGGGAGCTTCAGCCGCGCTGGGTCGTCGTCGAGAATGTTACGAGCGGTGCTCGAAAGTGGCTCGACGAGGTCGTGCGTGAGCTGGAGCAGCTTGGCTATGCTTGCTTACCGCTCCCGTTGTCCGCAAGCGATTGCGGCGCTCCGCACAGGAGGTCGCGAATCTTCATTGTTGCCCACGCTGACGGTGGCCGGGAACTACAACCGCAAGGGAGCGAGTCCGAACAGTGGGGACGGGTTGAGAACAGCGCTGGTAATGCTGCCAACGCTGACGGCGACATCGTACGGGTCGAACAGTGGCGGAGCGAAACCGGGACACCACCGGTACTCGCTGCAGTCGATGGCGAAGTCGGGACGGTTGCCGACGCTGACGACGCGCGACGAGAAGGGCCCGGGCCCGGCGTCGAAGTCCAAGGGTGGCGGGATCGATCTTCCGCAAACCCTTGGCGGTCACCTCAATCCGGATTGGTGCCGCTGGTACATGGGCTTCCCGGAGGCTTGGTTGGACGTCGAAGACGCGCACGTATTCGCGCGCTCGGGAACAGCGTCGTCCCGCAGTGCGCCGAAACAGTCGGCTGGGTAATTCGTGAGCTGATTGCTCAGGCAGGGCAGGCGTCCCATGTCTGAGACAGACATCGTGCGCAGCATCCTGAAGGCGCTGGCGCTGCGCCGCGTGCTGGCATGGCGCGCCAACGCAGGCCTGTTGGTGCTCGGCAAGGGGGCAGACAAGCGCGTGGTCCGCGGAGCCCCTGCGGGCACGCCGGACATCATCGGGATTCTGCCAGGCGGCAGGTTCTTCGGCCTCGAGGTGAAGACTCAGACCGGCCGAGTGAGCCCGGCGCAGCACGCATGGGCCGACCGCGCCCGCGAGCTCGGCGCCCGTTACCAGGTTGTCCGGAGCGCACGCGAGGCGATCGCGGCGCTCGATTCGTGGATTCAGGAGGAGGCAGCGTGAACGGCTTTGAGCGGAAGCAGTTGATCGAGGCGTGTGTGCGCGAGGCGGCGGATTACTACTTCGTGGCTCCGGCGGACGTCACGAGTCGCAGCCGGAACAAGTCGGCGGCGGCGGCCCGAGCGATGGCCATGGCGCTGCTGCGTCGGCGCTCCAGCTGGTCATTCCCCGAGATTGGGCTGGTGTTCGGCCGCGACCACACGACGGTCATTCACGCGGTCCGCAAGGCCGAGCGGGAGCTGTCCGACCGACTCGGCTGGAGCCCGCCAGCTCAGCCTGCAGCCGGTGGAGCTGACGTGTCGTCGCTGCTGCTCATGAAGCCGGCGACCGAAGAGACCTTGGAGCAATGGGAAGAGCGGATGGGGTTTTCTGGCTCGAAGGAGGTTGCGTGACGCGAGAAGAGGCTTTGGCGATCGAACGGATTGTCCACTGTGGGTGGCCACACGAGGACCCGAATCGTGACGAGGAGGCTTTCGTCCGAGTCATTGTCGGGCTGCAGTTCGCCGCGGTGCAGTGGGCGCTCACCCGGCTGCTGCAGACCGTGAAGGAGCGCCCGTCTGCATACGCGATCGCAGCGGAGGCAGCCAAGCGACCCTTTGGGCCATGGCCACGCTGTGCGGTTGGCGACCTGGTCGAGCGAGAGAGGCTGCGGCTGTCATGAGAGATTGGGGCACCTACCGAAAGCTGTACGACCATCTGCCGCCGTCGTTCGAGCGGCTGCCCTTTGCCGTGCGGTGCTTGTCGGCGGAGATACTCCGGCGCTGCGACCGAAACGGCCGAATCATCATCGGGGATGCGCTCACTGACCAGCTCGTCGGCGACCTGGCGTTCCTGGTGCATGCGCACCCTGGTGAGGAGGCGTTCCTCAAGCAGGGTCTAGAGCTGTTGCTGCGGGAAACTTACCTCGAGTTCGAGGACGGCTACCTCACGATTCGGAACTTCGTTGACGCGCAGCGTTCAGACGGCGCTCGGGCTATGGCCCGCTCGCGTGCCAAGGCTCCGTCGAGTCCTAACAACCCGCAACCTGCTCCACCGTTACAACTGTTATCACAGTTACAACAGTTAGATGTTCGCTCCACTTCGTCTAATATCGTATCGTCTAGTTTAGTTTCTTCTGATCCGGATCCGGATCAACCTGACAGGTCGGGAGGCGCGCCCGCGGAGCCAGCCAAGCCGGAGCCGCAGCGGGTGGACCTGACCGATTCGGATCAGCACTCGCTGTGCCCGACAGACCTCGTCGAGCGCGCTGAGCGCCTCGGGGTGTTCGGCGAGCTGGCGGCGAGCCTCCATGTGCCGGTCGAAAGCCTGCGAGCCGAGGCCGAGGGCTACGTCCAGCACTTCGTGCTCGGGGCTGGGATTGGTCAGCAGGGCAACCGCTGGATGCGCCGGCTCCGCGGGCAGCTGGTCAAGCGAGCCAAGGCGAACGAGCTCAAGCCGCTCGGCGCGCTGGAGCACGAACGGCAGCGCGGCGGCAGCGAGCCCGGACTCCCGACGGGGTGGTCCAGACACCCGGCGAACCCGGATTGGTACCTCGACGATCGGGGCGCCACCCGGAAGTGCCTGCCAGGCGAGCGCAGGGAGGTCTCAGGCATCGTTCGGCGCCCGGAAGGGGTCACGGGTCGGTCAACCCCTAGCGGCGCGCTTGTGGGCGACGTGGGCGCCTTGCTGACCGGCATTGGGAGGTCGGTGTCATGAAGCGAAGAATCAAGACTCGGTGCCGGCGCGACAGCCGGCGCGAGCTGGTGCGGGTCTCTGGGCTCGCCGATGTGCGGGAGCGCTGGCGCGAGATGCCGTGGGCGCTCGGTGACGTCGGGGTCTGGAACCTGTTCAAGGTCCGAATTCCGCGCTCGATGCGTGGGTTCTACGCAGCGCAGTGCCGCATGGCGGCATCTGACGAGGTCCCATGGTGAGCCGCAACCTCCCCGAGGATCTACGGCGCAAGCTGGAGGGACTGCCGCCCGAGCTCGCCGAGGTGGTCCACCTGAAGGCCGGGAGTCCATCATTCAGGAGCTGCTGACGCCATGAGAATTGCAATGGTTAGCGGGACGCGGCGCATGACGCGCGCTGGCGTCGTGAGTCAATGGTTGGACAAGCACGGACCTTGGGACCTTGTCGTGCACGGCGGGGCGACCGGCGTGGATGCCGAGGCGCAAGCCTGGGTCGATATCCACAAGGGCGTTCAGGCCGTCGTGTTCCCGTACCAGAAGCCGCTCGGGATTCGCGGCGGGCCCAGCCGGAACGGAACCATGTGCGATGTCGTCGCAAGGCTCTGGAACCGAGGGGAGCATCATGTCCGGTGCGTCTTCGTCCCCGACGACAAGAGCCGCGGGACTTGGGACTGCCACCGGGAAGCGCTGGAACTCTGCCTCCCGTCGGAGGTCCTCGAGTGACCCCCAACGAAGCCCGAAAGGCCATCGAGGACCGGATGGCATGGCTTGCCTTGAAGCTCGAGAAAGACCCGGGCAGGCACATGCTCAAGCGCGAGTGGGAGGCCCTGAACATGGTGCAGGGCATGCTCTATGCGCTCGGGGCGAACCAGGCCGGAGGCGAGGCGCGGCACCGCGAGGTGACAGAGCGCGTCGAGCGGTCACGTCAGCGATTCGACCAGCAACGACAACGGTGCACCTGCGAGCGATGTCCGGTGCACAGCACGGGAGACAAGACATGAGACTCAAAGAAGCAATCCGGCACCCGTTCATTCGCCGCTCAGCCTGGGTAGGCTCACATGTTCACGTCGATACTGACTCGATGATTATCCTTGGGGCCCCCTGGGAGAAAATCAGCCAAGAGGACGTCCAGGCCGACGACTGGGAGGTCTACGTTCCGGGGCCGCCAAAGCTGACGTTCGCGCAGGCGCTCGAAGCCATGTCCGCGGGCAAACGCGTCAGGCTACCTGATTGGCAACCGGGAGCGACGCTCAGGATAAATGACGGCGGCGAGTTCTGCATGAGACACCAGAACTATGCGGCTGCGCTGCAGCCTTTCCCAGCTCTTTCTGCTGCGCTCCGGAAGGATTGGCAGGTGGCCGAATGAAAGCGAGCAGCATCAAGCCCCTGCTCGACACGGCAGCTATCGTGTTCAGCATCTGGGCCGTCGTGGCAGCCTGCGTGTGGGCCCTGCTGTCAGGCTGCAGTGGGGTGGACAGCCACCGATCGGCAGAACAGGTCGAACCCTGCTCAAGTACCGGTAACGATTCAGGTTCGAGTGATCGGTGCGACTACCGCACGGCTGGCGGCGAGTTCACGGCACCGCCAGACCAATGCCTCGAGCTGCGATACGACGACTGCGTGGGCAAGGTCGACTGCCGAGGCATCCCCAGTGGAACCACCATCGAGGTGCAATGGGTCGGCTACGGCGCGGCGGTCAACATCGTCGAGCGGGACTGCAGCGAGGTGTGCCTGTGAGCTGGGCTTGGGGCGAGAGCTTTTTCAAGCAGCTCGAACTTGAGCGAGCTGGCCACACGAGCTCTGCTCACTGCTGCGCAGGCTGCTGGTGGAGCGCAATCGGCTGCATAATCTGGTGGGCACACATCAACCGCTCGACGGCGGCCGCGCTCGCGGCCTGGTTGCGAGGTACTCCATGACCGACTCGGGAAAACCCAAGAGGGGACAGAAAGCCATCCGACCTGGGGAATTGTTAAGGGGGAGGTCGCCCAGTTCTGTCAAGGAAAAAGCGACATCCACCGGTCATAAAGGGCCCGGTCGGGATAACTCCAATGCGAGGGCTATTGCCACCGCCGAGCGCCATGCCCAATGGCTGCAACGTCGCAAGGAGGGCTGGAGCTACCGACGTATTGCGGCAGACTCGGGTGTTGCCATGAGCACGGTCGAGGAGGCTGTCTGGAAGCAGCTCGCGGCCATCCGCCAGGAGCCTGCCAAGGAGCTGCTCAACCTCGAACTGGAGGCGCTGGACGACCTGATAGACAAGTCCCTCGAGTCCGTGGACGGCGACGAGCTGGAGCGCATCGAGCTGGTTCGGAAGCTCAGGGCGGACCGGCGGAAGCTGCTCGGCACGGACGCGCCCAGCAAGGTCGCAATCACCCAATCACCAGAGCAGCAGTGGGAGGAAGTCCGGGCTTGGCTGAGAGAGCCGACTCCGGAGCTCGAGCAGGTGCTACAGGAGGCAGGATGGAGGCGCTGAATCTTCTGGCGGTTGCGTTTGGGGCGTTCGTCCTGGGGTACAGGACCTGCCAGTTGCGCCGCTGAACAAATCGACAGGGGTCGGATAGAGACCACGCCAGACCTGGGCGATCATGCTCGCCATGGCTGGTAGCAAGTCGAAGCCGGAGCCCGAAGCCCCCGAGCTGGCCGGGGTTCCGCTGTGGAAGTTCGTGATGCACTACGACTGCGGCGACCTGGGGTACGCGCGGACCCTGGTTGTCGGCAGCGAGTACTCAGGCGGCGTCATCAACGGCATCTGCGAAAGCATCGTGGCCCTGACAGAGGGTATCGTTGCGACGTTTGCCATCGGGGCCAAGGGGTTGCCGGCTCCGCCTGACACGAGACGTCGACGCATGCTGTTCACGGCTGCTGGCTACGGCCTGTTGGAGGCGTCGTGACCCTGGCAGAGGCGATAGCCGCGTACTCGGCTGCTCTCTCCAAGTTCAACTGGGCTGGGCTCGGCGTCACTGTGGAGATTGGCGAGCAGCCTGACGGCAACGGCAACTGGGGCTTCGTCAAGTTCACGAAGGGAACGTTCGTGTTCGACATGCTGATTGATCGGGCCGGCGCATCGGGCCTCACCGAAGAGGAGTTTGGATACATGATGGATTCCTTCATTCGGGAGGCGGCAATTGGCGTGATGGCTCACGAGGAGCCGGTCCAATGATTCGCCCCACACAGGACAACGTCCTCCTGAAGCTGCTGCCCGACGAGACGGTGTCTCCGGGCGGCATCGTCATCCCAGGCTCAGCCCATGGCCGCCGTGCTGTGGATACGCGGCGCGCGGTCGTGCTCGCGGTAGGGCCAGGGCACTACCGGACTCGGAGGGAACGTCTCGGCGCGACCGAGCACACGGTGACTACGAGCGTGCTGGTGCCCACGGAACTGAAGGTCGGCGAGGTCGTGCTGGTGCATGCCCGCGCTGGCCAGAACTACGACCTGGACATCAACGTGCCGCGTCACAACAAGCCCGCAGAGTTGGACGGCGAGCTGCGCATCGTTCGCGAGGATGAGGTGCTTTGCGTGCTGGAGTCGGCAAGCGAGGCTGCGGAGTGAAAGTCCACCTCCACGGCACTGACCTGCTGCTCTGGTGCAGCTACTGGCTCGGCCGGGTGCACCACGGAGACCTGCAGCGGTGAGCGCGGCGGTCGACACATCTGCGGCGTTGTCGTCGTGGGCGTCGTTGGCCAAGACGCATGGGCGGAAGTATCTGCGGGGGCTTCACCCCAAGCAGAGGGCGTTCGTCGAGGATAAGGCGCCTCGAAAGGCTGCACTGTGCTCTCGCCGCGCCGGCAAGACTCGAGGGCTGGGCGCCTGGTTCTTGGACGGGATGGAGTCACGTCCTGGGCTACGCTCGTCGTACATCACATTGGACCGCTCCCGTGCGCGTCAGATCATGTGGGATGCGACCCTGTCGAAGATGCGGCAGGAGTACAGTCTCCCGATAAAGCTGGCCACGCGGGACGGCCAGCTCATGTGCGAGCACGAGAACGGCTCGTCGCTCTGGATTGTCGGCTGTCACGACAAGGGCCAGATCGAGAAGTTCCGCGGCGAGCCGCTCTACCGCGTGGCAGTGGACGAGGCGCAGGCCTTCCCCGAGTGGCTGCGTGAGCTGGTTGACGACGCGCTAGAGCCAGCAACGGCGGACTATGGTGGCGACATCGCGCTGTGCGGGACGCCTTCGCCGACTCCGATCGGGTACTTCTACGACGCGACAACGGGCAACGAGCCCGGCTACTCCAACCACAGTTGGACGCTGCGGGACAACCCATACCTGCTGCGGAACAACCCGCGATTCAGCAACGTCGAGGAGTTTCTGGCTGACCTCCGAGAGCGGCATCGCTGGGGCGAAGACAACCCGACGTACCGCCGTGAGTGGATCGGGCTTTGGGTCGACGACGTTCTTGCGCGCATCTACCCGTTCACCATCGAGCGGAACATGTGGATGCCAACGGGCCCGGGCCCGTTCGGGCTGCCTGATGGTGACTACCAGTTCGGCATCGGCGTTGACCTTGGCTTCAGTGAGCTAACGACGGCGTTCGCGCTGGTCGCCGCCAACCAGAGCACTGGCACCGCGTACGGGATTCGCGCTTACGGGCGCTCGCGGATGATTCCGACGGCGCTAGCCGCGCATGTGCAGCAGCTCCAGGAGCTGGTTCGCCAAGAGAGCGGACGCGGCGCTTTGACGGTCGTTGATGAGGGCGCGCTTGGCAAAGGCTACGCCGAGCAGATGCGCGCCATGGGCGTCGGGTGCGAGGCTGCCGAAAAGAAAGAGAAGCGCGCATACCAGGAGTTCGTCCAAGGCCTGATACTGAGCGGCTCTGCACTGGTAGACTTCAGCCGTTGCGGGCAACTCATCGACGAGTCGCGGCAGCTGCAGTTCGACCCAGAGACTGGGCAAGAGGACGAACGGTTTCCGAACCACGCATGCGACGCGTACTTGTACACGGTCCGCAAGCTGTTTCCGACTTATCGCCCAGAGCAAGAGGCGCCGCAGCCTGGCACACCGGAATGGTTCCGCGCCCAGCAAGCCGCGTGGCGTAAGGCCGAGATTGACAAGCAGCTATCCAAACGGAAGCGCTCCTCCAACTTGAGGGATTACCTACGATGATTGACCGACTCGGGTTGTTCTTGGGGCTCGCGTGGCTCCTCTTCTGCGTGGTGATGTTCTGATGGCTGACCAGAAAAGCACGGATTGGACCGAAGAGATGAAGGCGGCCGCGCTAGGTATCTCCGTCGAACAGCTCAGGCAAGAACAGGCGGACTACGAGACAAAGCTGGCGATGGCGAAGGATGCCGAAGCGCGCAAGGCGGCATCGGGCAAAGCCCTAGAGGCGGTCATTTCCAGACTGAGCGCCCTGGCTGCGGCAGAGGAGGGCGAGTTCTGATGGCACGCTGGCACGAGCTCTCAGGCAAATCCCTGGCTGCCGAGGTCACGGACATCGCGAACGACCTCTATGCGAAGCAGTCGGCGCGGCGCTCCCGTTACCTGCGCAACCAGCAGCTCTACGAACGCGCGGCGCTGTCGAGCTACGGCGCAGCCGGCTACTACACGAGCGACTACACCGGCACGGTCGACGGGGACCCGCTCGGGCTCATCCGCAGCGCGGTGCAGACCGGGCACGCGGAGATATACGCCAAGCAGAAGCCCAAGCCCCAGTTCCAGACCTCGGGTGCGGAGTGGAAGATTCGCCGCAAGGCCCAGAAGCTCGACAAGATATGCGAGGGCATCCTGGCTCAGCGCGAGGGCCGCTGGATTGACGGCTGGGCGCTGATGCAGGACGCCGGCATCGAGGCCATGGTCCAGGGCGTCGCGTGCATCTACGTGTACGCCGACCAGGACAACGAGCGCGTGGCGCATGAGCTTGTCCCCTGCTGCGAGCTGTACGTGGACCCAGTGGAAGGGCGCGAGCCGCAGAACATGTTCCGGGTGAGCGGCATCGACGCTGACAGCGCGGTGGCCCTGTTCGGCGAGGAGCATCGCCGCGTCATCGAGTCAGCGGAGGAGTTCGAGCAGGCCCAGGGTTTGGGGCTCGGACAGAGCCGCTCGGTGCGCCGGGTCAAGATGGTCTGCGCCTGGCGCCTGCCGGTGAGCAAGGAGAAGCCGGGCAAGTGGGCGATCGCCATCGGTGGCGCGCTGATGGATGAGGGCGAGTGGACGGCCCCCGACTTCCCGTTCGTGCGCATCTACTGGGAGCCACATCGCAGCGGCATCTGGGGCGCGGGCGTGGTGGACGATGGCGCGCGGCTGGCAGAGCAAGCTGGCGAACTGGACCAGCGCCTGCTCAAGCGTGCGCACATCGCCTCCGGCAAAAAGGTCTTCTACCGAGATGGCTCGGTCCCTCCGGAGGCGTTCGAGCGCAACGATCCCGAGGTCGCAATTCCGGTTCAGTCTGGGCAGGAGTTCCCGCAGGAGACGCTGACTCCACCGTTTACCGACGCGGAGTTCCAGTATGCCAAAAGCAAGATATCCCAGTTCTGGGACACCATCGGCATCTCGCAAGTCGGCGCTGCTGCGCGCCGCGAGCCTGGCGTGGAATCTGCCGTGGCCATGCGTACCCTCAACGACGTCAAGAGCGGGCGTCAGCTGCCGAAGGGGCAGCGTTTCGAGTCTGCGTTTGTTGACCTCGCTCACCAGTACGTCTGGCGGCTGAAGGAGCTTGCGGAGAATGATCCGAAGTTCGTTGTCAGGTGGCCAGGCAAGCAGACGCTGCAGGAGGTCAAGTGGGCGGACGCGGACATCCGCGACGAGCCCTACGCGATCACCGTAGCGCCCGCGAGCTCGCTACCGAGCGACCCTGCAGGGCGCCTCAGCATGGCCGGAGAGCTCTTCTCGCAGCGGCTCATCACTCCGCAGACCTACAAGCAGCTGCTCGGCTGGCCCGACCTGGAGCAGGAGCTCCGCAACGAGACGGCCGAGTACGAATATATCGAGATGCTCATTGACGAGTACCTCGACGCGGAAGAGGGCGACTGGGACGCCGGGGAGTACGAGTCTCCCGACGGGACCATCCTCGACAAGCCGCGGGCGCTCATGCGGTTCAGCGCCGCCTACTTCCAAGCCAAGCGCGATAAGGCGCCGCCGTTCAACACGGAGCTGCTCAAGCGCTACATCATGGAACTCGACGCGCTGATTCAAGCGGCCGCCGCGGCTGCTGCGGCGCTCCAACAGGGCCAAGTGCCCGCACCACCACCAGGCGGGCCGATGCCGCCGCAAGGGGTACCGAATGCCGCCTGATGACCTGCTCGAAGCCTGGACCCGCGCCGGTGAGGCGCTTGCCGCAACGCCAGCGGATCCAGCCGCTGCCACACCGCCACCAAGCCCGACAACGCCTGTCCGCGACGAGAAGTCCGGGCAGTTCCGGAAAGCAGACGCCAGTGGTGCGACTCAAAAGCCTGAACCCGCGGCAGCGGCCGTGGAAGCTGACACGGATGCAACAAGTCCGGCTCCAGCGAAGGCCAAGGACGCTGGTGGTTCTCCTGCAGAAGGAAAGCGCCAGCAGTTCGAAGCCCTCGCCAAGGAGCTAGGCTTCGAGCTCGAGCAGAACCGTGTGACCGTGGCCGAGCGTGCTGCGTTCCGCGAGGAGAAGCGCAAGGCCAAGGCCGCGATCGCCCAGCAGGAAGCCGAGGTCCGCCAACGCCTGCAGCAGGAGATTGGCATGACCCGGCAGCAGGCCGCCGCTGTGGCCGCCGCCAACAAGGCGCTCGAAGCGGGTGACTTCGACGAGTTCGCCAAGGCCCTCGGGCGCAAGGATTGGAACGAGCTGAACGGCGAGGTGCTCCAGCGCTTCACGGACCCCAACTTCAAGCGATTGCGCGACCTCGAGAAGGCGCACAAGGAGCGCGAAGAGCGCGAGCAGCAGATGCTCCGGGAGAGCCAAGCCCGGCAGCAGCAGGCAGCGCAGCAGCAGCGCATAACCGCCTACAAGCAGGAACTAGCGCAGCAGCTTGCAGCCTGCGAAGACCCGCTCGCAGCGGCGTTCCATGATGACCCGCTGTTCGTCGACGCGGTGTTCAAGGTCCAGCGCGAGTACTACCAGGAGCACGGCGAGGCGCTGCCCATTGCCGAGGCCATCAAGATGAAGCCGCGGGACGGCGGTTCTCCCTTGTTCGAAGAGATGCGCGGGCTATACTCCCGACTGAAGAAGGCCTTCCCCGAAGGTGCCCAAGAGGCAGATCGGGAGTCAGCCGCGAAAGCAGCTGAAAGTGGCCGGGCCGCTGAGTTGCCCGTGAGGAAGAAGGTTCCCACCTCAATCCCTCAACGGAAGGCGACGGACGCAGCGGCAAGCAAACCTCTCCCGGTCGATTCTAAGGAATGGATGGACGCCGCAGTTGCGCGCATGAGCCAGGCCATCGAGAAAGACGTCAAGGGAGCGTAGCCGAGAGCGTCGCGTCGACACGCGACAATGACCGCTTCAACACTCTCTCAATACGATGCGCTCCTGAAGGAGCGATACAGCGACAAAGCCAAGGTAGAAAAGCTCGTTTACGGTGATCGCGTTCTGCTCGGCAAGATGCAGAAAAAGGGCGACACCGGAATGGTCGGCGACCAGATGCCGGTTCCGATCATGGTCGGTAACCCGCAAGGTCAAGGTGGCACGTTTAGCACCGCGCAGACCAACCAGACCAACACCACGTCCAACAAGTTCGTCATCCAAGCGGGTGACTACTTCGGAACCGTGGCGCTCGGTGACAAGGTCCTGAAGGCCTCGCGTTCCAACGTGGGCGCGTTCCTCTCGAACCAGATGGCTGAAACGGACGGTCTCTACGAGCAGATGGGCGAAAACCTCTCCATCTACCTGTGGGGCAACGGTGGCGGCGCTATCGGACAACGCGCCTCGCTGTCCACGAACACCATCACGCTGAGCGACACCAGCCAGGCTGCCAACTTCGAGGTCGGCATGTTCCTGAAGGCGTCCGCCAACGACGGTTCGGACTCCGCGCACACGCTCCGCGCAGGCAGCTCCACCGACGTTACGGCCGTCAACTACGCCACCGGCGAAGTCACGGTCACGTCTGCCGCGGCCATCACGTCCTTCGCGAACAGCGATTACCTGTTCCGTGAGTCGGACTTCTTCGGCACCACGGGCAACGTCGTCCTGAAGGGCATTCAGTGCTTCCTCACGGCGACCGACACGCCTATGGCGCTCTGGGGAATCAGCTCCGCAACGCGCGCCAACAGCCCGCAGCGTTACGCCGGCTGCCGCGTGCCGAGCTCGGTGGTGTCGAACAAGTCGTTCGAAGAGCGGATCCGAATCCTCGGCGCGTACATGACGGGTCGTTTCAAGGCCAAGCGCCCGACGGCTGGCTACATGCACCCCGAAGACTGGCAGGTCCTCGAGACCGTGATGCAGGCGCGCGGTGTGCGCCCGCTCGAAGACTCCACCACGCAGTTCGGCTACATGGCCATCAGCGTGTCGATGGGCGGCGGCATGGTGCCGATCTACGCCGACCGTCACTGCCCCAAGGGCACCTTCTTCGCCCTGCGCGAGGAGCATTGGTGGATCAGCTCCATCAACGAGCTCATCCACCCGCAGAACGAGGACGGCCTGGAGATGCTCCGCAAGGCGACCACCACGGACTACGAGTTGCGGCTCATCAGCTACCCGCTGCTGGCCTGCAACGCGCCCATCAACAACGGCCGCGTTTCGCTGACCTGAGGCTGACGGGGCGGGTTCGCTCGCCCTGTCTCTCAACTGGAGAGCACCATGGGATTCCAAGAGCAAAACCTCTACCCCGCTTGGGGCGGCAACCCCGACGTGGTGATCGCGGCGGCGCTGATCACCATCGGCGCGGCAGGCGCGGTTTCGAGCACGACGGGTACGCCCGGCATCGCGGCCGCCAACGGTGGCGCCGGCGTCTTCTCGTTGACCTTCCCGCCATGCGTGGAGGCCATCATCCAACTGACGCTCAAGTCTGCCGCTTCGACCGTCGAAGAAGTCATCCTGACGGCTCGCTCTGCATCAGCAGGCACGGCGACCATCCAAACCCAAGTCAGCGGCGGCACCGCCACCAATCCGGCGAGCGGTGACGAGATTCACGTCCTCATCTACGCCCGCACTTCGAGCGCGTAATGGCCCTCGACGAGGAAGACGAGGACTACGGCGAGGAGGGCAACAGCGAATTCGCAGCCCTCGCCGCCGAGGCTTTCCCGGATCAGGAGTTCGACCCGGGGAGGCTCACCGCGCTCAAGCAGCTCATCAAGCTGTGCGCCAAGGGCGACGAGGCGGAACCGGAGGACGACGAGGAGCCAGCAAAGGGCGGCGGTGACGCGCTCGCGCTGGTGTTCGGCAAACCGAAGAAGAAGTGACGCGACATGGCGAGAACGAGAACCCTAACCAATCTGCTGGCAGACATCCGTTTCCTGGCGGACGCGCAGGGCCTCACCTCTCGCCATGACGACACCAATCTTACGCGGCTGCTGAACCAGAGCATCCAGCGGTTCCGGGAGAAGGTCTCCGCCACGGGAATCAACCACTACCTGGTGCACGCGACGGGCACGCTCACCGTGGGCCCGTTGTCGCCGTTCCATTGGGGCTCGCTCGACCTCTCCGCGGTCAGCCCCAACGTGGTGCGCGTCTACGGCCTGGACCTGCGCATCGACGGCAACCGCTGGCACAGCTGCGACGGCATCGAGTTCACGCGGCGTCACGAGTACCAGGACCAGACCGGCGCACGGAACGGCATCACCATCGCGTTCGCTAACTACCAGACCGCCAAGCTCGCGCTGTTCCCGCCGCCAGCTGGCGCATACACGTACGTGGCCTGGTACCTGCCCGTGCTGGCCGACCTAGCCGGCGCCAGCGACACCTTCGACGGTGTCGCTGGCTGGGAGGAGTGGCTCTACTGGGACGTCCTCATCAAGCTCATCAACCGCGACCAGTACCCGCAAGCGTACGAGATGGCGGCAAGCGAGCGTGAGCGCGTCTGGGCTGACGTCCAGAAGGCGAGCGGCCGCGTCAACCGGGCAAGTTTCACGGTGCGCCGTGACACCTGGGGCGAAGCCGACGCCAAGGCCACCTACTCGCGCAATCGGGGCCTCTGGTGAGCGGCTCCGGCATTCAGACCGAGTTCTCCGGGGCGCCGGAGTCCATCAAGCGCGACCTTGAGCAGTTCGCGCGGGATGTGGACGGAATCCTGTCTGCGCTGATTCGCGGCGGCGAGCGGCGCTGGACCTGGGTCCGCGACACGGCGCGCTCAGCAGCAGGGAACGACGTTGGCATGGGGCAGGCGCTGCGCGTTGACTCTGCGGACGGGAACGTGCTCGTACGGCTGCCACGAGGCGAGTCCCGAGACAGCGGGCGCTCCGTTGCCGTGGCCCGAATGAGCGCCAGCAACACCGTGACGGTGGTGGCGTCCAACGGCGCCCGGCTCGACGGGTCAACCGCGACGGCCACGCTTCCAACGACGGTCGGGCTCTACGTTTTCGAGTACGACGGTGAGAACTGGTGGAGGCACCGTGCCTAAGGCGCTGGATGGCCTCCTAGCAGTCCCGATTCAGCCGGGGGTGCGCCAGGACGTCAACAAGCAGATGCTGCCCGTAGGGGCCCTCTCACGCGCGGAGAACGTGCGCTTCGGGCGCGCTGGCGAGGTCACCTGCAGGCCTGGGAGCACGGCGGTCCCGGCAGGCACCACAACGGCGGATTACGTCATCAATGGCGGCGAGGCGATCGGCCCAATCTGCCGGCTCGGTTCCGCAGACATGCTCGGTAGCGCGGGCCACATGTACGCCCGTGTATCCGACTCCGAGCTGTTCAGCTTCGTCGGCTGTTACTCCAGCGCGGCTCCAGTTCGTCGGCGTCCAGGTCTCCCGAACAACGGGCAGACCACGCTTGGTCCCAACAAGTGGGGCTGTGCAGCCAACAGCGACGGGTATGTGCTCCTGGCGGCGCCGGCCGGCCAGAGCGGCACCCAGATCTACTGGGTGGTCGAATCGCCAGAGGGCGTGCGCATTCACACCGGTGTGGAGACTGGGTCCAAGTGCCTCGTGGTGGCGCAGGGCTCGACGCTGCTGCTCGTGGTCCAGAACGGCACGAACGTTTCGGCGTACCCGATCACCATCTCGGGCGGCGTGGTCAACACCATCACGCCCGCCACCGTCGCGACGCTCAGCAGCAGCGCGCACTACTGGGATGTCAGCGCGTACGACTCAAGCAGCTGGCTCATCGTCTACCAGTCGAGCGCCACGAACGTCGCAATCTTCCGGAACAACGTGACGTCACTGACAGACGCAACGAGCTTCTCTGTCACCGGAACGGTGCCGTTTTCGATCTGGGGCGACTCCACCAATGGGCGCGTCTGGGTCGGCTACTACGACAACCCGACAGTTGCGGGGACCGTAGCGTTCCGCGCGTTCACCGTGTCGCCTAGTTTCGCCCCGCTCACGAACGGCACCATCGTTGTTGGGGCTGACGTGTACGGGCCGCCCCTGTTCGGTCGCTACCAGTCATCGAGCAGCCTCGTTTTCTTCGTGCACAGGCGCTGCGACCTGACGAGCCCCTACGTCACCTCGACGCGCTCGGGAACAGTCTCGACCGCTGGCACCGTCACCACGTTTACTCCGACCTGGCACGTTGCGCCGCTGAGCAAGCCCGACGATATGCGCGTCTGGTGTCTGCACGGCTCGCCGGTGACGACCTATCAGCGCGCCGTGCTGCTGCGGTTTCGCCCGAGCCCAAGCCCGATGCCGATCGGGTTCTACACCGCCACGCTCGAGCTGGCCGCCGACGAGACAGAGAGCGTCTACCAGACCAATCTGCCGACCGCGACCTACGACAACTTCTCTGCGGTCGCGACGAGCGCCACCCCGACGAAGCTGTTCCCGCTCCCTCGGCTGTTGCAGCGTGGCCCTGCCGGCGTCGCGAGCGACTTGGTGCGCCTGGAGTTCGTGGAGTACACGGTCAGCAGCCAGGCGTCCCACCGCGAAGCAGTCGAGCTCGGTGATTCCCTGGTGGTCAGCGGGCAAGCTGTGCAGTTCTTTGGGCTTGGCTCAGGGAGCTACGACAGCGGCGGGTCTGCTGGTCAATCGCAGGCTGTCGGCGCGGCGGAGGTTGGCTTTGCCTACCGGCCTGTGGTGCTGAGCGCCACGCAGGGAGCAGGCGGCAATCTGACCGCGCTGGGCGTCTACTCGTGGCAGTTCGCATTCGAGTGGTCCGACGCGTTGAATCGCCGCCACCGTTCCGCGCCGAGCGCGCCCTACACGCTCACGCTCACCGGCGGCAATCAGCAGGTGACGTTTCAGCTTTCGAGCTGCGAGTTCACGCAGAAGTACGCGCCTGGCATGACGTCCGGCGTGCGCATTGTGGCGTATCGCACGAAGGCAGGCGGGAGCACCTCCTACCGAGAAACCCTGCCTGACGCGGCGCCGAACGCATCCGACTTCAGCGACGGGCAGGTGCAGTACGTCTCGGGCAACAGCGCCTCGCATACCGACACGGTCATTGGCGTAAACGAAGTCATCTACACCGACGGCGGCGTGCGCGAAAACGTGCTCGCTCCAAGCGGGTCCTACCTGTGTCGCAGCGAAGAGCGGCTGTGGGTCGGCGGCCAGTGGGAGCCGCAAGTCATCACCGCCAGCAAGATTATCGTCCCTGACGAGGCCATTCAGTTCAGCTCGAGCGCGGCGTTTTCAGTGGTCCTCCCCGATGCGTGCACGGGGCTCGCGTACCAAGATGGCGCGGTCATCGCGTTCTGCAAGCGAGCCATCTACGCGATCACCGGCGACGGCCCCAACGACCAGGGAGTTGGCTCGTGGTCTGCGCCTCGGGCCATCTCACGCGAGGTTGGCTGCGAGAATAACCGGAGCATTCTCGAGACGGCGCAAGGCGTGATGTTCCAGAACGCGCGCGGCTGGTGGCTCATCCCGCGGGGACTCGGTCAGCCGGCGTTCATCGGTGCGCCCATCCAGCGCACGAGCGCGGGCGCAACCTGCTACGGAGCGTGCGTCACGGCGTCTAGCTACTACAGGCTCGCGCGGTTCAGCACGAGCGCGGGCGTGCTGGTTTACGACCTGGACCTGGGAGCCTGGTCGCTCGACACCTATCAGCAGTCGATTGGTAGCTGCGGGGCTTGGAACACGGGCGCGCTGTTCTCGTTGACCACGCCTGGGACGTACGTCGGTTATCTCGACTCGAACAACACGCGGGACTTCGGCGTGCCTGGAACGCCGGAGACCATCACGGCGCTGGTGGAGACTGGTGCAATGCGACCTTGGGGGCTCGCCGGGTACGGCAACGTTGCCAGTATGATCGGACTGTTCAGCGAGGTCAGCGGCAGCCCAACGCTGTCGATGCGAATTTACCTTGACGGTCTGCTCACTGGTCCCGACGGGACGCTGCTGACGGCGGACTTCATTCGCACGTGGACGGGCAGCGCGAACGCCGAGGACTCGTACAAGCAGCTCGTTCCGAAGCAGGGCCACTGCACGAGCGTGCGCCTCTACACCACCATTCAACCGGGCTCGTCCGGCGGCGCAACGCTGCACGGATGGCAGCTAGCAACGTCGCCGCTTGGCGAGCGTCGCACACCACAGGCGGAGCGCTGATGGCATACCGAGACACAGCTAGGAAGGGGAAGCTCGATGACGGCTTCCTCGGAATGGGCGGGGATTCCAAGTACGACCCGGCGAACGCAGGGAAAGAGGGATACGTCGACCTGTTCCCAACTCCGGGCAACTCCGAAACCGAGATGGCGAAAGCCACGCCAGACTACCGGCCTGGGTACGGCAACACGCCAATCGATAACGAGAAGTGGGACAGCTACGCGATGGGTCGGCCCGACCCAAACGATCCGTACTGGGACTCGACGACGTACGATCCGTTTGCGGGCGGCCCGGCTGATGAGCGCAGCTGGCGCGACTTCATGGTCGGGCGAGACCCGAACTACGTCGACGACCAGTCAGCCATGGCCGCGCGGCGTGGCGCGATGGCCGAGGGGCGCCTTTACAACCTCGGAGACCAATCCGCAGCTTCCGGCGAAAGGTACGCGGGCAACCTCGAGGGCATGGCTGGTGACATCTACAAGCGCGCCGGCGGCATGTACGACGTCGCGGCGCCACAGGCGCGAGCGCAGACGGTTGGTGTCACCAACACCGGCGACTACTCGACATCAGACAGCGACTTCACGCGCGCGGGCCAGTACGGCCGCAACATGGTCGACCAAGCCGCCCTGGCTTCGCAGCGCGGGCAGGCTTACGGGGAATCACTCATCGGGCAGGCCAACCAAGCCACCGGAGAGTCGACCGCATACGGTCGGAACCTTGCCAGCCTGGAGGCGCAGCAAGGCCCGAGCGCGGCGCAAGCGCAGCTCCAGCTCGGCGCCAACGCGAGCATGGACCAAGCCATGGCGCTCGCTCGCAGTGGGCGCGGCTACGGCGGAAGCTCGCAGGGCATCGCCGACGCGCAGCGCGCCAACGCCTCCACGATGGCCAACGTCTCGAACCAGGCGGCGATGCTCCGGGCGCAGGAGGACGCCGCGTGGAGGCAGCGCCAGGCCGCGAACCTCGGCACCGCAGCGGGCATCAACGCGAGCGCAGCTGGCCAATACGCGAACACCTACGGTCAGGCTGGTCAGATCAACACCGCGGGCACTCAGGGGCTCAATTCAGCCTATGGGAACGCGGCGGCAATCAACACCGCGGCAGGCCAACAGCACGCGCAAAACGCGCAGTTTGGCGCGCAGCAACAGAACGCGATGAGTCAGTTCAATGCGCAGCAGGCGCAGCAGAGCGACCAGTACAACGTCGGCGCGGTGCTCACGAATCGCAACCAGCAGAACACCGCCGCGGGCAACCTGTACAACGTCGCAGCCGGAGCCCAGAAGAGCGCGGGAGAGACCGCCGCCGAGGGCTACAAGAGCGCGGGCGCTATGACGGCAACGGGGGCAAGTCTCGGGCAAGCTGGCCAAAGCGTTGGGGTCGACCTCGCGAAGGCGCAGAACGCCACTGACCTCTACCGCGAAGGCATGCTGACTCAGGAGTACGGCATCGCGAGCGGCATCGGAATCGCGAACGACCAGGCGGCTACGCAGCGCGAGGCTGCAGACAAGGCTGCGGCCGGCGCTGTTGTTGCGGCTGGCGTCACCGCGCTATCGGACGTGCGAGCCAAGCAAGGCGTGGCCCCGCAAGAGGTCGACCTTCGCCCGGCGCGCTCGTACAACTACGCCTACAAAGACCCGCAGCGCGTCGGCGCCGGCCCTGGCCGCTACAGCGGACCCATGGCGCAGGATCTGCTGAAGTCGCGCGGCGTCGAAGGCTCCGTCGTCAAGCAACCCGACGGCATGCTCGGCGTCGACGCTGACCGACTCAGCATGAGCACGGCCAGCGCGGTTGGGCAGGAACAGGCGCGCGTCGACAGCCTGGAGCAGCGCTTCGCAGAGCTGGAGTCGATGCTGAACAACTTCGACGCCAAGAAGAGGAAGCCGAAGAGCCGCGAGGTGGATTACCGGTCTCTCGACCGCGCTTACGATGCGCCAGACCGAGGCGACCCGTACGGACTCGCCTACGCCGGAGACCCTTACCCAAAAGCCGCGGGGTCACGATGAGCGACATCGTGACCTCCGACGAGAGAGCGAAGAAACTGGCTCACTCGAAGGGCTACGATCCGAGTTCGTTCGAGGCGCTCAATGCCTTGGGCGGCTACGGGACGCGCGACGGCGAGTATTTGAAGCCCGTCACGCCGGCTTACACGTCCGATGCCGCGAAGTTCGACGATGTTTCGAGCCACGCGCTCGCATTCGGCGAAAAACTCCCGAACAAGCCGGTCAAAACCAGCGCCGGGCGGTCGTTCGTGCGCGCAGCCAAGGAAGGGGCCGTCAACGCGGTGGCTTTCCCGGGCCAACTTGCGGCGCGGGCACTCGGAGCGTCGCCAAAAACGCTCCGGGACATGTCCGCTGAGCAGCTGTTCGAGTCTTTGAGCGACGAGGACGCCGCAGACTACCGCTACACGCGGAACCTGGAGCGTCAGCAGCATCCGGTGGCCACCGAGATCGGCTCCGACGTGGGCGACGTCGCTGGCGGGGCGCTGAGTGGCAGCGCCGCCAAGGGCGCGTTGACGCCGGCAGCGCGCGCTGCCTTCGCGCAAGAGGCTCGCGTGCTGGCGGGGCTCGAAGGCGGGAAAGCTGGCCAGCGCGGCGTGTTGCAGCTGCCGTTTACTCCGGGGCGGTTCACCCAGCGCACGGCCGTGCAGCGCACGGAGGACCTTGCTGCTCTCCGCGGGAAGCACGAGGCAGTGAGAAGCGAAAGGGCCGCAGACGCGGCAGCCGCTCACGACAGGATGTTGGCAAGGTTGAGAGAACAGGGGGTCACGGAGGGCGCGAGCGCACAACAGCTGAGCGCCCTAGCCGACCGAGCGAACGAGGCGGCGCAGGCGCTTAAGGCCGAGCTGCAGCCACAGTTCATGGAGGAGAGCGGCCTAAAGAATGCTCGCAACAAGGGACGCCCCTTCGACGCGGATAGGTTGCGTGCGCTCGAGGACCTGGCCGCCAAGCAGCGCAATGCGAGCGACTTGATATTGGCTAGCCAGCGAGCACAGGAACTTGACTACTCACAGAGACCGGGCCGGAAAGCACTAGAGGACCTTACCTCTCGTGAGTCAGCCGCTGAGTATCGAGAGCTGAAGGCCAAAGGTGGCCCGCGCCAAGCGAAGCTCGATGACGCCGAGGCCTACCGGTTTCAAGAGCTGGAAGGGATTGTCAGCCAGATTGGCGCAGAGAAGAAGGACTTCTACGCCGCAAGAAACCAGCGCCGCAAAGCAGAAAAGCTACCAAAGCTGAAGCCGCCGAAGGGCGTATTCGAGAAGGAGTCGCGCTGATGGCCCAGTTCGTGGACTACGAGCCGATCGCCCCGGGCGCCTGGCAGTTCCAGCGCGACGACGGCAAGCCCATGGTGCTGATGGGCCCCGACGCCGAGGCGCTCACCCAGCAGATTGACCGGCAGCGCGAGGCGCAGCGGTCGCAGATGCTCGCCAGCAACGGCTTGGACGGCGTTGGTGGGTACGGCGCGGGCGGGCCGCCGAACATGGCCGACGTAGCGCCTCGGATGACAGCATCGCCGCCACCTGGCCCGGCGCCGATAGGGCCGCCCCCGCCGCCGCCCGGCATCGCACGCCAGGTCGCTCCGCAAGGGCCAGCGCAGGGACCCGCGCCTGCGCCAGCACCGCCTAGCCAGAACGCGGCCGTGCAGAACTACCTGTTCCGGTCCGAGGTCGTTCCAGGCCGCCCCGGGGTGAGCCAGCAGCAGCTACGGGCCAAGGCTGGGCAGGCTGTGGCGCTGCCCCGCGCGGCTGACGAGACGGTGGAGGGCGGCTACCCGGTGAACCAGGACTACCTGGACACCATGCGGGGGTACTCCGACGAGCGCCGCGGGCTCGCCGACTCCGCTGCGCAGCAGGCCATGCGCGAGGCGCAGCAGGGCCAGGCCGACGCTATTGCCGAGCACGCTCGAGCGTCTGCCCGCCAGCAGGAGCAGGACAAGGTCACCGCCGAGCTCACGCGCCGCGTGGACGAGGACCGGACCCGTTACCAGCAGCTCCGCGAAGAGTACGCCGGCAGCAAGATCAACCCTACGCGGCTGTTCTCTGGCCCGACGGGCGTAGTCGCTGCAATCGGCTCGGCCATTGCACAGGGGCTCGGCGCGTACGCGGCAGTGCTTGGCAAGACCCAGAACTTCGCGGCCCAGATCATCGACGCGGCCATCTCGCGGGACATCGCGGCGCAAGAACGCGAGCTGCAAACGAAGGGATGGGCCGCAGACAACGCGCTCTCCGACCTGCTCCGCCAGACGAAGGACCTCGACCAAGCCAAGTCAGTGCTTCGGGCAACCCAGCTCGACTTCGTGGCGGCCGAACGCGCGAAGACTGCAGCGGCTTCGAAGAATCCCGAGATTCAACGGCGCGCGCAGGAGTGGGACCTCGCCGAACGGGAGAAGCAAACCCGGTTCGAGGAGGAGTACATGCGCAACTCACTCGGTAAGCACAGTGCGCGCATCTCGCAGGAGATGGCTTACCCGGTGGCACCTGTTGCTGGTGGCATCCGGGCTCCGAGCGAGCGCACCATCCAACAGCGAGCGAAGACGCTGGGCGACGTGCAGGGGCTGGAGAAGGGCGAGGCGGATATTGCAAAGACCCGCGCTGACACCGAGAAGGCTCAACGGCTCGGCGGGGCAGACGAGGTATCGGTTCGCGCCTACAAGGAGAAGGCCGCTGAAGCGTCTTCCGGCGCCGAAGCGCTCGCAGCCTACGGCAAGTCGCTCGGCGCGGAGTTCGACCCGCGAACGCGTACGTGGAAGGGCAGCCCTGGCGGAGTGTTCTGGTCCGGCTTCGGTGCCTCCGATCGAAGCCAAACACTCGCCGCACAGACGGCGACGCTGGCGCCCATCATCGGCCGCGGGCTTGAGGGCAACGCCCCGAACGAGCAAACGATGGATGACCTCCGCAGCGGCATGCTGAGCTCAAGCGGCGGGAAGATGCTCGCAATGCTGAACTCGGTGCAGCAACGGCTGGACGAGAAGCGTCGCGCTGCCGAGGCGGCAGTCCCGGGCTCGGTGGTTTCGCAGCAACAGCAGCGAGCCACTGAGGCCAACCAACAGGACATCATGAACCGCACCGGCTTCGCCCCGCCCCCAGGCGGCGGCCAGGCCCTGCCAGCACCGAGGCCTCTGCGCTGATGGCTGAGCCCATCAACCCCGCGCTCCTCAGCGAGCCCCCGACCGTCCCGACGCACGCGGAAGGCGGAGAGGCGTTCCTGCAGGACGCGAACGGCCAGATCGTGGCCGTGCCGCAAGAGCTCGCCGCACGGTACGTGTTCGAGCAGGGCATGGCCCCGGTTACCGCCGATGAGGTGGAGCTGGAGAAGGCCAAAGCCAAGCAGTCCGGCGTGCTGGGTGGCACCGTAGCGGCCGCGGAGAGCCTGGCACTTGGCGCGGCTGACGTCGGATGGGGCCTGCTCACGGCCGGGGCACGCCTGCCGGCAGCCATCGGCTACGCGGCAACCGGGAACGAGTGGCTTGGCGACTTCCTGGAGAACACGTCGCTGCAGACCACGCTCCGCAGCGCATCCTACGCACAGGGCGGCGTCGAGGCGGAAGCGCAATTCCTGCGCGACCAACGCGCGCAGCAAGCGGAGTGGCCGACGCTGACCGCGCTCACCCGCGGCGCAGGCCAGGTCGCAGGCACGGCGCTGTCGCTCGGCGCCGGCGGAGTCCAGGGCTTGGTCCAACGCGGGGCGCCTGCGCTCACGGCGCGTCTGGGCTCGGTCGGCACAGGCGCAGCAGTCGGAGCGGCAGAGGGCGCTGGCTTCGGGATGCTGGCTCCTTTCGAGCAGCCGAACGATGACGCGTACTCCCGCGAGGCCGTGCTGGCTTCCGGTCTGCTTGGTGGCCTACTCGGCGGCATCGGCGGCGCGGCCCCGGCACTGCTCGGCAAGGGCTCGGACAAGCTCCGCGGGGTGTTCGGGCGCGCGGATGACTCTGCGCTCGCAACCGTGGACGACCTAGAGCGGTCCGTCGCGAACAAGATCAGCGACGCCGGCCCGAATCCCGTGGCGATGCGTGACGCTGCGATGCGCGAAGGCGCCAAGGCTGACGCGGAGCTGATCCGCAAAGCTGGCTCGATGGCTCCCGAGGACTGGGAGCGCATGGCGGACCTGCCCGACCTCGCCAAGTACGCGCACCGAGACGTGGCGCTCGAAGGCGCAACGGGCGCGCTCCGGCGCGAATTCGATGACGTGGTCAAAGGCGTCAAGGAGGTTACCGAGGAGCTGCGCCAGGCGCCCTTGAAGCGCGAGCTCGTGGCCAAGAACCTCGCGGCGGACTTCGGCGACGACGTCACCAAGCACACCGAGGCGATCGCAGCGGCGCAGACCAAGGCCTCCGAGCTGCGCGAGGCGTTCTCCGGGCTCCAGATTCCCGGCGCGGACGGCATGGTGCGCGGCAGCAAAACGGTGCAGTCGATGGGGCACACCGTTGCCAACCTGGAGAGCGCGCTCGCCAAGGTCGACAACGCGGCGGATGCGTACATCGCGACCGACCAAGCGCGCCGCGAACTGCTCAAGCTCGTTCCCGGCCTGAAGAACCAGACCACGTCCACGTTGGCGCACGTCGCACGCGAAGGCCAGGAGCTGCTCGAGTTCGCGGAGACTCAGTACCGCGGGCTCGCTGACCACCTGTTCGATGACTCCGTGTGGGGCCGCCAGGGCGCCAGCCAGCGCGCCGTCAATATGGGTTGGGTCCAGGACATCAACGAGAGTCGCTACGCGCTCCGGAACCTCGCCAGCGAGACAGGACGGGATATCTACGGACGCCCGCAGTTTTCTGCTGATCCGGAGAAGATCAAGTCGTACCTCGGCGGGCTCGGAAACCAGTCGCTGCGCGACGAGAACTTCCGCCGCTGGATTGCGGCATCCGAAAACCTCGCCGATCAGGTCAAAAAAGGCTACGAACTCGCCCCTGAGCAGGCAGCGCGTGCCACAGCTGTTGCTGATTCCGTCAAGCGCCTGAAGGGGACGCTCGACAAGGCGGAGAGCATCGTCTCCGGCGCGAACCGTGAGCACGCGCGGCTCGACGCGACGCGCGCGATCGGACTCGGCCGAGTCGGGAACATGATTACCGGCTTCGCGCAGGACGGCATCCGCGGCGCAGTCTCCGGGCTCGCATTCCCGGGCGGCAGAGCGGCCGCCGTCGACATGATGAAGGCGCTGCGCGAACTCGCCGACGCATCCCCCGGGCGGGTTGCCGAAGCCGTGGCCACCACCGTGGAGAGCGCGATGGGAGCGAACGCTCCCAAGTCCGCCGCTGCGGCCTCCAGGATGGCCCAGAGCGTGCGCGCGAGCGGCATGGTGCCTCCAGGGGCGGACTCCCGGCTCGCCGCCGTACGGAAGGCGCTGGGCGTCGCCAGTGAGGTCACCGCTAAGGGCCTCCCCTCGAAGCTCGGCGGCCCCCTGTTTGAGAGCACCCGTGAGTTGACCCGCGCCGAGCAGCGCGAGCGCTACGAGCGGCGCCGCGAGGTGCTGGCGCAGGCCGTCACGAACCCCGCAGCGCTGCAGCAGGCGGCTCAGCGTGCCTTGGCGCCCATCATGCAGGCGAACCCGGCACTCGGCGCCTCGCTGATGCTCGACACGGCGCAGCGGCTCAATCGGCTGATGGAGGCGCTGCCAGGCCGACGCCAGCCCTCCATCATCCCGTCCAAGGTGCGCGACGTGGTCTCCGACCAGGAGCTGCGCACCGCAGAGGCGTACTTCCAGGCGACGGCAGATCCGCTCTCCGTGTTCGAGGACTTCAAGAACGGGCAGCTCAACTACGAGAAGGCGAAGTTCGCGCGCGAGCAGTACCCGGAGCTGTTCAACAGCGCCAAGGCTGCGCTGCTGGACATCCTGCCCAAGCTCGAAGACGACGTCTCGGACAACGCGCTGACGCAGCTCGACTTGCTGCTCGGCATGAACGGCGAGCTCGACCCTGCGCTGCGTCCTGACTTCCTCGGGCGCGCAGCTCAGCTCGGCGTGCGCATGCGCGCTGAAGCCGAAGCGAACCAGCCTCGCCCGAACAGCAGCGCGACGTCCGAGCGCATCGCGAAAGCCCACGAAACCCGCACCCAAAAGCTCATGAGCACGTGAGGAACCATGTCAGACCAGGTTAGAGCAGAAGCAGCCAACATCATCGCGCCGTTGATGAACAACACGACCACGGTGCGGAAGCGCATCGCGGCGGTCGCAATCACATCGACGTCGGCGCGGTTCGACTTGTCCACGTACCTCACGTCGTTCGGGGCGGGGCACTACCTGTCCTTCACGGCGATCGGGGCGGACGTCTATGTCGCGTTCAACAACGCAGACTCGGGCACCGTTGACCCGACGGTGACGACCTCGGGCGCGGCGACCGTCTGCTACCCGCTGAAGGACGGCGTGGAGAAGCATCTCCGCATGGTGGAAAACTTCAGCTGGCTGGTGGCGCGCACCTCCAGCGGCTCTGCGACGCTGTACATCGCAGTCGCATCACTCGGCCCGTCGCAGGGCTCGGCGGACATCTGATGCTCTCGCGGCGCCCCATTGCTCCGCAGACTCGCGGGCGCGCTGCGTCGACGCCGTCGAGTCCCCTCATCTCGGTCAACCAAGAGGTGCTGTTCGACGCGGTGCCCACATTCGACGGGATTATCTCAGTGGAGCAGCCCGTCGTGTTTGAGGCGACGCTGAGTTACAGCTCCTATTCTCCGGAATCCGAGGGCGGCCTGCTCGGGTGGTTCAAGTTCAATGACCCGTCGGCCATTACCATCGCGGGCGCGACGCTCACCAGTTACATCAACAAGATATCTGGCGTTTCGTACACGCCAGGAACTGCGGTCCCTTACGAGTCCGCTGGCTGGAACGGCAAGGGTTGCATCCACCCAACACTGGTCGGCCACGCGGGGATTAGCAATGCGGATGCGGCGCTGATTAGCCTGTTCGACTGCCCCGGCATCGGCAACGCGAAGCCATACACGATTATCGCTGTCTGCTCCTGCGACTCCGCGACCGGCAGCGGCTACGTTTTCGCGGTCGGCAACAGTGGCGGGACGAGCGGGACGCGATGGTGGGGTCTACGGAGTGGAGTCGCGCAGTACGAGCACGGCAACGGAGCGCCAGCGAACAACACGGCTACGGTTCGCTCGACTGCCGCCGCCACCACAGCGCAGACAATCCTTTGCTGGAACTCTCCCGGAGTAGGCTGCACGTTCCGCGTCAACAACGGCGCCGCGGACCCAGTGAACCTCACGGCTGACCCGTCGTACACCCCGGGAACCGGCCCCAACCGCGTATCCCCTGGCTGTCTGCCACGCTCTGCCCCTGCTGCGCCGTGGCCCGGACGAATAGGGGAGATTCTCATCTATGACTGGGACCTAGGAAACGACGCGACGGCGCGCAACCGCGTAATCAACGACTACCTGACGCCGGAGTGGGCGTAACGCATGGCTGTACACGTAATCTTGTTCAGCGGTCAATCGAACACTTGGGGCCAGAACGCCGGCGAGTCTACGGCTACGCCGGGCGTGCAGTACTGGGACACGTTGCTTGCGGCCGGCGGCACTCCACCGGCGAGCACCGCGTTTCACGACTTGCACGGCACTAGCGCGGAGCCTGGGCACGTAGCGCACGGCGCATCCGCGACGATAGGGCGCGTGCTGCACGCAGCCGGTTACGACGTCGTGCTCATCTGTTTGGCAGAGGGCTCGACACTGGCGCAGGAATGGGTGCCGACGGCGGCTGACGTCTGGAGCAGGTTCGAGCCGGAATTCCAGGCGGCGTACGCGGCGCTCCAGGCGATGCGACCCGGCGAGACGTACAACTGGATTCACGTGCGCGATCAGGGCACGTCCGACATGCGCCTTGGAACAGGCGGCGGGTTCCCGGCCATCATCGATAGGTGGGCCGAGGACACGCAGCTGTTCCACGAGGCTGTGGAGGCAATCATCGGCCAGTCGATGACCAAGATTTGCTGGCTCAGCTACAGCCAGCTCACGCAAGCCGGATCGAGTCCTCCTGTCGCCAATTGGGCGGCGGAGATTCGCGCGCAACAGCTCGAGTGGGCGCCAGCGCCGTACCACATCGACGGCGACGGAATCGCTGAGCTCGAGTCGGACACAGTCCACTACACGTCGGCCGGCTACATCACGATGGGCGAGCTCATCGCCGCCAAGATCCAGGAGCTTTTTCCAATGGGAAGCATGGCAACAGGCGGCGCAGATGCCGCGCTCAAACACGAACTCAATAACGCCGCGTATAGCCCACCGGCCACGCACTACTTTCACCTTTACGCGGGCGGCGTGGCGCTGACCGGCTTCAATAGCCCGGGATACGTGGCTGCGAGCGCCACCAACAACACGACGACTTGGCCGACCCCGGCAAGCCGCGCCGTGTCGAACGGAGTCGAGATCACGTTTCCGACTCCAAGCGCTGACTGGCTATCAGCCGATGAGGTCCGTGTCACCGACAACGCCACCGAGGGCGCAGGCACGGTTCTGGGAATCGACACGTTCCCAGCAATGCCAGCGACGGATGAGACTGGGCCCATCAAGTTCGCGGTGGGCGACCTCACGTTCACCATGTCGGCTGCTTCCGGCTTCGTTGATGCCGTGGCGGAGCGGATGCTGGGCCTCATCTTCGGCGGCACAACGTACGCCGCGAGCGCCACGACGTATCTCTCCTACTGGGCAGGCGACCCGCAAGGAGCAGGCGCGCAGGCGGGTTCGCGTGTGGCCATCACCAAGGCAACAGGCTTCAACGCGGCCAGCGGCGGCAAGGCCACCACGGCGTCAGACATCACGCTGACGCAGCAGGCAACCGGCACCTACGTTGCTTTCCACGACGCAGCGGCGGCCGGAAACCTCGAGTACTCGGCAGCTCGACCAGCATCGGTTGGCTCTACCGGGACCATCCGTGCTCGCCAGCTGCGGATTGCGATCACATGAGGACCATTCTTGTTCGCTCGATAACGAACGTCACGCCGCTGCCGGATGAGCTGGCGGGGCTCACGGTGGAGGTTCTTCGCGGGCCAGAGGGTCCAATCTGCCCGAACGGGGAGCCTCACCCCTGGTATTACGTCTGCGCGCAGCGCAACGCGGACGGCACCCACACGCCGTGCAATCCGACGTGCCTAGGCCCGCACCACGAGGGAATCATGCGAACGGACTCTGACTTTGCGGTGACACCATGACCAGCATCGAAGAGCTCCAACGGCGCGCCGGCTTGTTCCTGCGCTGGGCATGCGGCGGACCCGAGGGACGCCCCGAGTCAGATCCGATTTACCAGCGCGTGACGGAGGGCAGGGACGTCGGCGCGATGCAGCGCAAGTACTCGAGCTGCGGAGACCTCGCGCATGCCCTGTACGAGTTCTTGGGCATCCGCGGCCGCTGGGTGAACCGGGCGGCGCTGGGCCACTACGTCATCGGGCACAACATCGCGCGCCTGAACGGGCATCCTGGCAAGCGGGAGCCCAGATTCAGCGACACCTTTGAAGCCGGTGACGTGCTCGTGGTCTGGAATCAGCCCGACACGGAGGACGCACACGTTATCTGCGTGCTGGGTATGGACGGCGGCCACCTGCAGACCGCGGAGTATGGCCAGCCTGGCGGCGCGCTCAGGGAACGCCGGCTCGAAGTCGCGAACTCGGGTCTGCTCATCGGCGGCCGTTTGGCGCGCGTATGGCTACCACTCCACCGGGTTATCGCACTGGCCAAGCAAGAGGGAGAGCTTGTGCCGACGGAGCCCACGCTACTTTCGCAACTCGAAGCCTATCCGGAGCCTGCAGCATGACCCCGCCCAAGTCGTCCACCATCCGCGACACCATCCCAGCCCCCGGCGACAACACCGAGCAGAGGCTACGCCGGCTCGAATACAACGACGTCCTGCGCGAGGCCAACATTGACCTGCTGGTGGCGTGCCACGCGCTCTTGGTGCGGTGCCTGCCACCTCCCCCTGCGGAGATTCTGCCGCTGTACAACGACGTGAAGCAGCGCCTCGACGAGTGGGAGCGGACCCGCGCCGAGGCTGCGCAGCACCTGTACCCGCACGACGAGGATACGGCTCCCGGAGTGCGCCGGCTGCGAACCGTTGACGGGGGCGACGATGAGCAATGAGCGACTTTCTCGAGCTAGCAAAACTGATGGGGCTCCCGGCAGCGCTGCTGCTGGTGGCGATCGTTGCCCTGTGGCGGGAGCGAGTGGCGGAACGGGCCAAGCTTCTGGAGAACCTGGAGGCACGCGCGAAAGCGGCCGAAGCGGAGAGCGCCCAGCTGCACGCGGAGCTGAAGGCGATGCAGAAGGAGCAGCTGCGGGATGCACAGGAGTTCTTGGCCGCGCTCGAGAGGAAGCGCGCGCCGAACTCGCCTCCCTAGCTGACATGGACTGGGAGGAGCCGGACACCGCGATGGTGCCGAACCTGCTGGCAGAGGCTCGGGCGAAGCTGCACAAGATTGCCAGCGAGCCGCCGAAGGAATGACCGACACGACGCCGCCAACCGAGGACAAGGCCGAATGGACCAAGGCCCTGGTTGCGGCGTGCGACTTCGTTAGCCCCGAGGGGATTCGGGGCCTGACAGAGCTTGCCCTGCGGCTGCCGAGCCTTCCGGAGCGGGAGCAGCGGGCGGCCCTGGCGGCGGCTGTGGCTGTGGCTGAGCAGCTGCGGTGAGGGGTTCCCATGGTGCGCCGTACCCGCTGCGAACCTTAATGCCGTCGGGGTAGATGCTCATTCGGGTCTTGTAGGGCAGCAACCCCTTCGCGCTAAACATGAACCCGCGACAGTCAGGCTCGACAGCTCGCGCTGCCGCAAGCAACGGACCAGCCGGGTCATAGTCCACGTGTAGAAAAACGCTGCCGCCGCGTCTCGCCTCCGCGAGCACCTCCGGGTTGCCGAGCACCGATCGCAGAGCAGCAGCGAACGTGTCACGTGACTCTGGTTTCTCCCAGCGTGAAGCCCACCAGGCTACGACTGTGTCTAGCTGTTCGGGTGTCATGGGCCATCTCCAATCTTCAGCTGCTCGTCCACTCTGGCCAATTCCGTCCGCAGATTCGCGATGGTCCGGCGCATCGACCAGATTGCGTCGTACGTCTCCTGCGCGCCCGGGTCGGCAAACTGACATGTGCCGCCGTCGGTGGGGTTGATGGCAATCCGGGCGGCTTTGCCGCATTCGAAGAGCTTCTCCATCTCGGGAACGCCGTACGCTGTCAGGACGTAAGCGACGTCCTCCTCGAAGTCTCCGCCGCAACGGTGCAGGCACGCCTCGAACATGTCCGCAGCGGACTTTAGCCTCTCCGGATCGTACTTGTGTTCGCTCATCGCAGAGCCTCGCGAATCACGGCAAGTCGCGGTCGCAGAAACCCAACCTGCAGGGTCACGGTAGCATCATCCGGCAGGGACAGGTTTGCGACG